ATTTGGCAAGATTGATTAATGTGAAGACGACCAAAACGTTCTTTATTGCTATCCCAATAATCTTTAGTTTTTGCTACCCTAGCAATACCTGCAGATTCCCCATCAGTAAGAATAACAGTATTAACTTTAGACAGTTTGTTTTCTTGAATAAACTGAGGAACAATCTGTCGAAGTGCAACCAAAGTTTCATTCAAAGGAGTTCCCGAAAGACCCAAACCACTAGGAGTACAATCCCAGTTGCGAGTTTGATGCATGTAAGAAACCGTCCAAAGATTACGGCAATCACTTTCAAAATCTGCCGTCTTACGCTTGTGCGAAAGAATATTCAGCAGTCGGAAAGAACGATAAAGATACAGAGTATTGTTCTCCATTACCTGAATGGTTGATCCATCGTCCTCATAGTTTTCACTTTCATCAGCGTAGTCATAGGTGAAAGCATATACCTCAAAAGGAATATTGACCTTCTTGCAGAACCATACCAGATTAAGAAGTTGCTTGACAGTATCAAGAATAACATCTTGCATAGAACCAGACCAATCAAGAATAAAGATTAGACCATGGTTTTTACCATCAGGAAGAACCGTAACTTTCTTGAAGAGGTCATCATTAAACTTGTAGGTGTGCAGTTTGGTTGTGTCAAGAACACCAGTGCGAGAAGTTGCTGCACGAGAATATGCATCAGCAGATTTCTTACACTCAAACTCTTTGACCATATAGTTTACGCCACGAGCAGATTCCTTACGATAGATTTGATATGCTTCAAGTGCAGAATCATAGATTGATTTGCGATATGTTCCTGCAGTTTGCATGAATTCTGATTTATAATACTCATTACAAATGNTNGANATANTTGANGTNGGAATAATNAGATTCTCCAAAATAACTTTTGGAAACTCAACATAAGTGGTTTCCATCATAGAATGATTAATAAGTTTCTTCTGGTTCTCTTCAAAAGCAGAATCAGTTTGGGATTCAAACTCTTCAAAGGAATGCCCACCAGTACCTACTGAAGGTCCGTCATCTGGAGAACCCTCATCATCGCTTTCAGAGACCCCTCTAGAATCGCCTGTAGCATCGCTCTGAACGACTTCAGGGGTATCCACCTCAATGATGGCAGTATTTCCACTTGGAGACCCTTGCTGAGTGGGAAGATTCTCAGGAAGATCCATAGGAGTTTGGGTCTGTGCTTTTTGTTTCATATGATCATAAAGTTTTTTAGACACATCAAGCACATCATCAAACGTCTCAGTATTTTCTACAAGTTCCACATACTCTTTCTCGTCTTGTTCAAAAGAAACAGCAGCAAACATACCAACCTTGAAATGAATGTTGATGCGATCAATCAGATTCATTTCACTGAGATTCTGATCAGCAATACTGAAGAAGTCGTCGTCAGAAAGTTCTTTATAACCTTTATGAAATGTCTTGGCAAATCCAGGAAACTTACGTTTCATCATACGCTCAATGCGAGCATCCTCAACAATGTTAACAAATGAAGGAGGAACCTTCACATAGTCACCCTCTCGCCAATCAACATTGGGAGTATAAAGAGCATGACCAACTTCATGACCAACCAGAAGGTCATAGACAGTGCTAGATGCTTTCTGCCACATAGGCAGAGTCAGAACACGATTCTCAACATCAAAAGATGCAGTAGGAACTTGCTTGTGCTCAACGATCAGATTCTCAGTAGCAAGAAGACGAGCAAGATTGCCCTTGACCTCATGAGAAAAAGTGTACATCGGGGATCTCCGAATCAGTATGGACATATGATACAAAAAAAGACCCCCCTTTGCGGGAGGTCTTGTGACAGTTTTTCAAGTGTTTAAGGCGTTGCTTACTTGCACGGATTCTACCCTTGCAAGTTCCCTTACCATTCTTGTCTTTCTTTGAGTGGTGCTGCCAGTTAGGTACTTTCATTGATCTGTACGGGTTTGGAGAAGTTCTTGACCTTCTTGAACTGTATCACATTATCGAACTTGTCGTGCAGGATGTCCTGCTTGTGTGAGATAACGAACACATTGTTACCTTCCGTAATATTTCGAAGGATATTAATGAAGTCAGTAGTGCCGTTACTATCTAGCGAACTGTCAAATACTTCGTCCAAAATAAGAAGATTGGTGTTAACCGAGTTCTTGAGTTTAGCAACCTCTCTCCAAGTAAACAAAAGTGCCAAGTCAATTCTCATCTTCTCACCCTCAGAAAAAGACGCATAGGAAAACTCATCTCTGAATCTGGACTTGATCGTTTCATTGAAAGTATCATCAAGATTAAAGTTGACATAGAACTCAAGTTCTTGAAGATACTTGTTGATCAAGGTATTCATCACAGGAAGATACTTCTTAATGATGCTGGACTTGACTCCACCATCTTTAAGGATGTCAGCAACAATCTTAAGTTCAGTTTGCTTTTTGATCAACTGACGACGCTGAAGTTCCTGGGACTTGCCCTGCTCAATCAGAGTTTTGACCTTTTCAGTTTCTTCAGTAATGGCATCATTACTAGAATTAACTGATTCTATTTCACCAAGGATTTCCCTAATGCGTTTCTCATTCCATTCAACCTCTTTAAAACACTCTCGTATTTTAGATTGAACTTCATTGATACTATCTAAAAGTTCTTTCCTTTCAGAAAGAGTTTTGTTTACTTCCAGTTGATCCTTCTTCAACTGAAAAATTGCATCAGTAAATTTATCAATCTTAATTGTAGTTTCAGTAAGTTTAACTTGCTTCAAATCTTCTGTAATCTCTTGATTGCATGTTGGGCAAGTTTCATTCTTGATAAAGAAATTTTGTTCCTTGGTCAGTTCATCAATTTTACTAGAGAACTTAATGTTGTACTCACGTAACTTATTGACTTTATTATCAAGATCAGAGTACTTGTCTAACTGTACATTCAGTTTATCTAACTGAGTCATGTAAGCATCAACCTCTTGCTTCTTAAGATTGATGTTATCTTCCAGAACAGTAATAGCATTCTGCTTCTCTTCAAGATTATGCTTACTTTGATCTTTTAAGTTCTGAATGTACTTACGCTGTACGTCCACCTTTTCTCTCAAGATCGAAACCGCATACTCAAGATCATTAACCTCTTCTTTAACAACTTTTACCCTTTCCTTAAGAATAACATTCATTGTAGAAAAGATACGAATATCAAGAATATCCTCAATGACTTCTCTCCGACCTGCAGCAGGCAACTGCATGAATGGAACAAAGGTAGAAGATCCAAGAACAACAATCTGAGTAAATGATTTGTAGTTCAGTTTAAGAACATTTTGCTCTAACCACTTTTGTTGATCAGCAGCGGCAGCAGCTTGATCAAGAAGATTATCGTTTTTGTAGATCTCAAAGACCGTGGGTTTCATTCCACGAACGACTCTCCAATTAATACTACCAATCTTAAATTCAATTTCAACTCTACAATCTCCACAATTAATTGTATTGATTAGTTGAGGTTTGTTGATTTTACGGAATGGTTTATTAAACAGACCAAAACATAGAGCATCTAGAATAGTAGATTTGCCTGCTCCATTTTCACCAATGATTAATGTCTTTTGATGAGTGGTTAAATCAATTTCGGTAAAGTTGTTCCCAGTAGAAAGGAAGTTCTTCCATTTAATAGTTTTAAATTCAATCATCTAGTTTAGGGGGGATTACAATGTCTTCAGGAGTGATTATGCAATAAGCGTAACCGTTTTCTTCGCAGATTTCAATGGCAACGTCATCTTCGACTTCGACCACCGTCATCTCAGGATAGTCATCTGCAAACAAAAGTTCAGAATGCCTTTCAGCATCTTCTTCTTCCAGAAAGAGATACAGAACATGAGTATCCCCAACCTGGGGAGCGTATGCTCCTTCGCTTTCTTTCCCTTTGATTGCGAGCAAATACATTATTCTACTTGAAGTGATTCAACGTATATTGAATTTATAATATTTTTAAGATTGTCTTTGTCTTCGTAGTCAATTTCGTCTACGTACTTTTCAAGGAACGATATAGTTCCTTCAACTTCAATATCTCCATTGGTATTGATTTCCTCATGACTGTTATCAATAATCTTCAGTTCATGAATGCCAACTTGATAAAGTCGTTCGATAAACATATCAAAGTCGTAGTGGTTCTTTTTCTTTTCCACAATCAACTTGATAAATTTATCTTTGTATTCCTCACCACTGACCATAGCATAATTGGTCATCTCATCATTGTAGAAAATCTTTTCAAACATATTGAAAGGATTCTTAATAAACTGGGATTTCATCGTTCCAGTATCAAACAGATGGAACCCACGAACATCACCATAATCATTCCAGTACATCTGATAGGGATTACCTAGGTAATAAACGTTACCAGCATGAGAGCGATGATGGAAGTGACCAGAGTAGACCTTCTTAAACTTAGAGAACACATCAGCACTCATACCATGATCCATAACGTAACCAGGGTGTGCTTCAAATCCAGACAGTTCAAGGTGACCCATAGCAATCTTAGCAGGGGTCTTGGAGATTTCATCAAATGTTTCGGTCTCGTTATCGACGCAGATCCAAGGGATGAAACAAATGTCTAAACCTCCAATCTTAATTGTTTCAGGTCTACTGATCTGAAAAATATTTGGATACTCACTCAGAAGCAGATTGACTGCATTCAAATCTAAGGTGTTTTTGTAGTAAGAAGTGTGGTTACCAACCACTGTATAAACAGTGCAATTTCGATCAGCAAGTTTGCTGTAGTAATTTTCCTTTGCCCAATCCAGTGACCAGAAATCAATTGACTTGCGATTGTCAAAGGTATCTCCAAGATCGATAACTTGATCAATTTTATATTCATCTAAAGTAGGAAAGAATACTTCATCATAAAACTTTTTCATGTAGTCATGGAAGATCTGACTACCTTTACGCATACCAAAATGCTGATCAGTAATAATAGCAACCTTCATTTCAACTCCTCATTTTCTGTTCAAGTGAATTTTTAATACCGTCATAGTAAACATCGTTGCCCATTTCGTCAGCAGTGAACACTTCACTATAACCTGACCTTTCAATCATCTTTTGTCTGATGTCAACTTGCTTCTTCTCCTTCTGGATTCTACGAAGAAAAGCGTAGTAGATGATCTGAGTAAAATAAGCGAAAGGGTTCTTTGATTTTTCGGGATCGAAGTTATCAATGTAAGTAATACAATTTTCAATGCCATCGCCAATCATGTCATCCTTAAACATGTAATTGACGAAGTTGGGTTTGTAGGAAAGGTGGGTAGCAATCTTGAGGAAGCACCCCCCGATGTACTCACCCACAGGTGGTTTCGGATCGCCATTTTTTTGTGCAACTTCTACTCTCTTCTTATACTGTTCTATTGCGTGTAAGAAGTCCTTGTTGTTGACGTAATGTTCTTTTTGTTTTGACATTGAAACTAGATTGTTCTTCTCCGTACATTGTAGCACATAGAGGGGGGCTTGACAAGACCCCCGTATCTGTGTATAATAACTGGGTCAGCAGTTCAGAGAAGCTTTAAGTTATTAAGGTTCTTTGATATCTTTAATATCCTTTAGAAATACATCCTCTAGTAACTCTCTAGCATCATCTATAGAGGAGAGTAGTCCCATATTATTATCTAATGGAATGCGACCTTTCTTCCTTCTTCTAGGAACAGAGGGTTTCTTTGTAGGTAAGTTATCTAGTTTTCTAAGACCTGATTTATAGAAGTTAATAACATGAGTAGGTATTTCAACAATAGTAACTATATCTTCACCTGAAATAATGAATTGAGATTGATGAGACAGTTTCATCCATGCTTTTAGTTTCATACCCTGGATTACTCCAGGAATATCAATCTCTTCTACTTCTATAGGATTTTCTATTACAAGAATGTCATTTTCAGGATTGGCGCTCTTGACATAGCATAATATTTCTTCTCCAGTTTTAAATTTGATACTTGCGTAAAATGGTCCCATACTTAGTTCTTTAGTTTAACGTTGATTATCTCATAATCAAAATTCTCTTGATTATAGATCTTTACTCTTTCAAAAAGATGGCGCAAAGTATAATTTGGATTATTTGAATCTTTTGACGTATCATCAGCAATATCATAAAGAACTGCAGTATTTTTGTTTTCTCCTTTCCTTAATACCCTTCCAATTGATTGGAGGTTTCTTACCCTGGATTTTGAAGGGGAAGCAAAAATAATGTTATGTAAGTTCTTGATATTAATACCTGTGGAAAAAGTTCCGTAACTAGCGATGATAATTGCGTTGGACTCCTGCTCAGTGATTGCTCGGATCTCTTCTCGGTCCTTTACATCAATCCCACCGTGTACGAAGAATACTTTTCTTCCATCCTTTGCACCACTATTTATTAATTCNTATAACGGTTCACCATGGCGTTCAACATAATTAAACAGTACTAGGGTATTACCTGAAAGATCTAATGCAAGATTTTTGATGAAGTTATTCCTTCTAGGATGCGAGACCAAGTAATCAATCTCTTCATGATAACTATCAAATTTGACATGGTTATGCCTCAGTGATATAATTTTAATCTTTAATCTAGAAAGATGCCCTTGTTTAATTAGGTCATTTGTATTTGTAATCTTTTCGTGAGGACCGAACAAACCCTCTAGGACAAGTTTGTTTGTCTTGCTACCGTCTAGGGTTCCAGTAAATCCAACACGATACTTGGCATGATGTAGTTTGGTAAGAATATCTGTCAAGGACTTTGCCTTAAAAAGATGCGCTTCGTCACCAATAACAGCACTGAAGCATTCAAAATATTTTCTATGTTGCTTGTAGATTGATTGCCAGGTAGTAATAGTTACTGGTTTGGGTGATATTTTTTCATGACCAGCATATACTTTATGGCAAAATTCTTCTGCCATCCAACCATAAGATTCAAAATCCTTGTACATTTGTTCGACAAGGGACGTAGTTGGAACCACGATCAAAATTTTCTGACCCGTTTCTTGAAGGAAACGAACGATAGAATAGATCATGAAGGACTTACCTGATCCTGTCGGAGACACAATCAGCTTTCTTTTCTTTCTAAGTGCTTCATAAATTGCCTTGTATTGATAGTCCCTTGCTTTAAGTGATGAGAATCTTTTAGTAAAAGATTTTACTCCTTCAAGGGATACCAATTCATCTTCGGCATTTGGCATACCAAAGAATTCGTTGTCATCATAATCATAAGAGTACCCACGTTCTTTACAAAACGCTTCAATGTACTCTCTCAATCCAGCGTAGATCTCTCCAGTTCCAGGAGAGAACAACCTAATCTTTCCATCCCAATACTTCTGCCTATATGCAGGCATGAACTTTGCACCCTCTACTTCAAATGTGAAGTGGTCAGATAATTCATATGAAATATGTGGAGGTGTTTTCAGTTGAAGATATACTTCATTTTTCTTTCGGATAATAACGTCACTCATCTATACCTCTAGAATATCTTAACCAATCAATTGCATTCTTAATTTGGAATGAACGATTGTTAATATTATTTAGAATCTCTTTAAGAGTGCCTTCTAATTTATCGTACAGATCCACCATTGCTCTCAATTTAATAATCTCTTCATCAGCATCAATGTAGATCTGAACTTCTGTCTTCATGATCTTTTCATCAGGGGCATCCTCTTCTCTGCCCATATAATAACTATATTTCTGTTTGTATATTCTTTTGTACTCGTATTCTTTTTCTTTTTTTAATAGTTGAACTCGTAAATACTTATCAATCCATTTGGAGTGAAGAATAGGAATGTTTCTTGCTGCTTCAAATAGGTCATCACCCATATCAGCATCTTCTCTCCACTCTTCCATAATCTGTTGTTGTAAACTCATAATGTCAATGGTTTGTCGAATACGTCTAATAGTTTAAAGTATGTGTATCTAAATGTGATGCCTGCTTTTAAGTAGTCAATGTCCGATACTTCTGTTGAGTACTCCATCGAACTTAATGCCACAGGGAATGCATCAAAAAATTGAACCTTGTATGCAACATTATAGTTGCTATTTAATACATGAAGGAAGATATCAATCTGTTCTAAATTTTCATCATTTTGAAAATCTTTATCCTTCATTTCATTTACAAATTCCCTCCACTGAGTTGACTTTTGTGGGTAAGTAATACCAACCAACCAGTTGTGGATTAAAGAATAATTTTTACAATCTTCATTGATTAAAAATGTTACACCAAAATCCTCATAGTTAAGTTTATCTCCAGTCAATTGAAAGTCATTATAAGGAGTTGCTTGAGTAGGACCACCCATGCTGATACCTGGGATGTTCGCAGAAGTACATTGAAATCCAATGCTAGAAAATCCAGGTATTACTAATTTAAATCCTGATGGGGATAAAAAGTTTTCGTTACAGAGAGTCATTTATAGAATCCTTCACGCTTATATTTATGGGCATAAAAAAAGGACCCCTTTCGGGGTCCAGTGAACTGTGTGAATGGATCACATCAGGTTTGCAACAGATACACGTCTGTAGTATACGTTGCTGGAGAGGTTTGCTGCAGCAGCAGGATCAGCATCTGCCAGATATGCATCATAACCCTTAGCGAATGGGTTCAGGACCATGCCATAGCGGGTCTTGAATCCGATACGTGGCTGGAAGTCATCCTGACCAACGCTACGTACCATCTGCAGAGGTACATATGGGCAATAGAACAGACCAGCATCATAAGGGGAAGTACCCTTATAACCGATGACGTAGTACTGGTTGCCCGACTGACCGCCTGTACCACCACGAGTGATGGTTGCATATGGGTCAATATAAACTCTGTAACGACCGTTCAGAACACCAGCGAAGGTGTTACCAGTTTCGTCAACTGCCAGACGGTTGTTGCCTTCCAGAGCAGGGGTGTAATCAAGTACGCCTGCCATTGCCAGTGCCGAAGCAACGTCAGCAGAGCACATGATCATGTTGCCCTTTCCTCTACGAGTTTCGCGTGCAATTGCGTTTGCATCACGCTCGATTTGGAACAGA